CTTAGGTCTAGCACCTGCATAAGAAGAAGGGGCTTCGGCCCCTTTTTTCTTCCCACCATACAAAAAATATTTCTTGACATTTTTTCTCTCGTCGAGTAGAATATATCTTAATTAAATTGTCGCGCCCTTTTGAGGAATTTTTTATGACCGATACGCCCGTTTCTTTAGCCAGTCTTATGACATCAAGTAAGACGGTTTCAATTGACTTTCCAGGTTACACAGGAATGTCAGTTGACTTATGTTATTTAGCACGTGAAGAACTTATTAAACTTCGTAAACGATGCATTAAAACTAAATGGGATAAGAAAACCCATCAACCACTTGAAGAGTTGGATGATGATAAGTTTTTAGTTGAATATACAAAAGCAGTACTTAAAGGATGGTCAGGTCTTAAATATCGATACCTAGAAGAGCTTCTTTTGGTAGATATAGGAGAACTTGATCCTGATGATGAACTGCCTTTTACACAAGAAAACGCCGAGTTGCTTATGAAAAACGGCACCTCATTTGATACTTGGGTAACTGAAATGGTAGGTGAGCTAGAAAATTTTACTCAGCGCAAGTAGCGGAAATAGTAGAGCTGCTTGAGCGTTACGTAAAAGAATCTGGCCAAAACATAGATGTTAATAAATATCTTCTTCTATGTGAACAATTAGGACAAGAACCAGATCCGAATAAAATGCCACTGGAGGCTTCTGCGTTTCCGCACGAAGTTCAGGTGGCATTTTTTATGCTCGACCTTTTATCTGATCGCTGGGATGGAATGGCAGGGATGTATTTAGGAAAAGACTGGTCTTCAGCAAATTTTCTTTTCGACTTGTATGGGTTTGATGACAGAAAAGAAATAATTTACTTTATGAAAGTTTATGATAATTTAGTGATAAATGAAAGAGCAGAGCAGGCAGATCGAAAGCGTAAAGCCGCAGAGCGTAAAGCAAAGAGTAACTAATGGCTAAGAGTAAACAAGTATTTATTGAGGTAATAGTAGACGATAAGGGCACTACTAAGAAACTTGCTGTCGACGCTAATAAACTAGAAAAAGCTCTTGTAGGTCAGAACAAGCAAACAAAAGACACAGATCGCGCATTGCGCGGTGCTGCAAACATGTCCTCCAATACTACTAAAAACTTTAGTAAAATGACGCAAGGTATTACTGGAGGTATTGTCCCTGCCTATGCTGAACTTGCTGCTCGTGTATTTGCTGTTACTGCTGCCTTTCGTTTCTTACAGGAAGCAGCAGACACTCGTAATCTTATTCAAGGTCAGCAACAGTTTGGTGCTCTTATGGGTACTAATTATGCAGGTATAACAAAAGCCTTACAAGATGCTACGGCGGGTCAATTACGCTTTACAGAAGCTGCTCAAGCAACAGCTATTGGTACTGCAGCGGGATTAACAAAAGATCAGTTGACCGGATTAGCTACAGCAGCAAAAAATGTATCCTTTGCTTTAGGTAGAGATTTAACAGATTCATTTAATCGTTTAATTCGTGGTGTTACAAAAGCAGAACCAGAACTATTAGATGAACTTGGTATTATTCTTAGACTTGAACCTGCTACAAAAGAGTATGCTGCTCAGATAGGAAAAGCCGCAAAAGATTTAAGCGCTTTTGAGAGAAGTCAAGCAGTTGCAAACTTTGTTTTAGACGAAGCAGAGAGAAAATTTGAAAAAATAGGTAGAGTAATGGATAAAGATGCTTTTGCTGTAGCGCAGTTTGGAAAAGCTTTTGATGACGTTCTTAATACCTTAAAAGTTAGTATTGCTACTGGCTTAACTCCTGTTTTACAATTTTTATCTAATAATATTACTGCTTTACTTTCTTTATTTGCAGTTTTAGCTCTCCCTCTTGTGCGTACTGTTTTTCCGGTGTTCGATGATTTTGGTAAAAAAGCAGCAGAAAGTGCCAAATCAGCAAAAGCGTTTGCAGATAGTGCCCAAGCAGACTTTGATAGGCTAGCGGCTAAGACTGCTGTATTAGGAAAAAATACCGCAGATTTACAAAAACAAGCCAGTAAAATGACAAAGTCAGCCGGACTAACTGCAGACGGTGCAGGACCTAATACCGCAAAAGGGTTTTTAGCAGCAGGAGAGGGAGACACTCTTTCTGGAAGAGGAAGAGCCGCGGCAGATAAAGCATTGCGCGGGGCAGAAAAACAATTAAAAAATAGTGAAGTAGTTAAAACAGGTATTCTAAAAGGATTTAATGCACAACAAGTTGCTGATCTTAAAACTTCTTATGCTTTAAGAGAAAGAATAGTAAAAGGGCATGAAAAGGTAGTTGGAAGAAGTGTTCAGGGAATGGACCTACGCTTTGATAAGTTCTATGCAGGAATTCAATTAAAAGGTGCAAAAGCTTTTGGCGCTATAGCAAAGTTTGCCACTAGAAGTGCAAAAGTCGTAAATTTTGCATTTAAAGCTATAGGATTTTTAGGATTAGCTCTTTTATTTGTTGATCTTGGAAAAATGGCACTTGAATTTTTAAATCCTGTGAGCAAAGGAGCAAAAAGAGCAGCAGATGAAGTAGCAAATTTAACTACTAAAGCAGATGAGCTATCTACTCATTTAGCAAAAGTAAATAAAATAAGAGCAGATATGGGCCTCTTGAATCTCAGTGATAGAATTAAACAAACCGGAAATGCTATTACTGAGGCAAATATACCCTCTTTGATTAAACAGATAGAAAGTATTGACACTAAAAAAGGTACTGAAGGTTTTAAGGAGTACAAGGAATCTTTACTTGAAACCACTGATCAGCTTGCAAAGCTAGATCCTAGACTACAAGGATTAAATGATGCTCTAAAAAATAATGAAGATAGCACTGTAGACGGTAAAGACGCTATTTTAGAGTTTGCTAACACTGCTATTCAGGCAAGTCAAGCATTACAACAACTTGAGAATGCTCAAAAAGAAGTTGATACTCAAATAAATAATCTTATAAGTAGTATTGCAAAAAAACCTTTTGAAGGATTAGAGCTGGCTCTTAGAGAGCAATATCGTTTAGATGTACAAGCAAAAGTTAATTTTGACCAACAAGATTTTGATAAGCAACTACAGGATGCTCAAGATGCAGTTGAAAAGTTTTCCGCAGGTACTCAGCCAGTTATGGGAAAAGTGAAAACATCTCGTGGATTGCGAACAAAGCAAACCGGTACTGAGTTTGGAGGAGATGATCAACAAACTTTGGATAATGCTGTAGCTACTTTTAACGACTTAGAAGATAGCAGAGTAAAAATACAAGAAGCTGATGAGAAGTCTAAAGCACTTTTAGACTTAGTTCTCAATGCCCAAGGAGAGCGTTTAGGCATAGAATCGGAAATACTTAAAAATAAAAAAGAAATTGCAAACGTAGATAAAATTAGCCAGAGTATAAATGCAAAGATAGAAAGACTAAAAGTTTCTGAGCTACAGCAAACAAATAATGTAGCAAATGCTACTGCTAAGATTGTTGATGCAGAGTTGGCTTTGGCACTGGTTAAGGAAAAAGGAGGAAAAGAAGGAGAAGCTTCTTTTGATAATGCTGTTCTAGCAGTTAAAAATGCAAAACTAGAACGAAGCGTTCAGGAGGATATTCTAACAAATTTATACGCTCAAAATACCGTAAAAGAGGCAGAATTTTTAATAGACAGAGCAAGACTTGAAACCATAAAAGCAATACAAGATTCAGAATTAGAGATCGAGAGACTGAAAAGAAAAAATGCGTTTGAAACTACTCCTGGACCCGGCACTGTTGGAAAAAGTTTCATGGATGTTGAAAGAACAAAAAGACAAAACAACATTAATATCTTGAAAGAGATAGAAATGGGTACTCTTAAACAAATTGCAGACGTAGAGCTAGCAAGAGATAGGGCGGAGCAGCGCGGAGATGAAATCACGCTTCAAAATTTAGACTTTAGACTTTCTAAGCTAAGAGAAAAAGCCCAGCTCGATGCTCAAAATCTTTTACTAGCAAAAGAGTTTGTACTAGCAAGTCTAGAGGAGAATCGACTCGAGCTTGAAAAAAATCAACTTTTAACAGAGGCAATTTCATTAAATCCTGTTAGACAAGCATTTGAAGAAAGACTCATTCAGATGGGTGTAGAAAAGAAAGACTTAAGTGCCCAGCAGCTTCAAGATATTTATGACCAAACCGAAGCTATCAAAGAACAAGAAATAATTCAAGAGGGTTTAAAGAATGTTGTTGAAACCATTCAAGGTGGAATGGAAACTGGATTAATGAGCATAGTTAATGGTACGAAATCTGCGAAAGAGGCTTTTGCCGATTTTGCAAAATCAGTACTAGCTTCTATAGCTCAAATGATTATAAAGATGATGGTATTCAATGCCTTAAAGAGCATAGGATTTCCTGGTTTTAAAACTGGAGGAATAGCAGAAGCTCCTGGAGCTAGATATGGAGGAGTAATGGAAAATTACTCCACAGGAGGAATTGCACGAGGACGTCAAGCAGGTTATCCAGTAATGCTACATGGAACAGAAGCAGTCGTTCCTTTACCTAATAAGAAAGAAATACCTGTAGAGATAAGAGGCGGTACCGGAAATGTTAATAATATAAGTATTAGCGTATCTACAGACGGAACTACACAACAGAGATCAGAAGGGGACGACTCTGGTGGAGGTAGAGCATTGGCTCGAGTAGTATCAATGGCAGTTCAAGATGAGTTGCAGAAGCAAAAACGACCTGGCGGCATATTAAGTCCGTTTGGAGCAGCATAATGGCAATTGGTTTTACAGACTTAAATTCAGTTCAAAGAACTCCAGACAGAACACTTACTCGAAATAATAAACCTCGGGTATTAAAAATTCAGTTTGGAGATGGCTACGAGCAAAGACTGCAGGACGGTATAAATAATATTAATCAAACTTTTACTGTTGCTTTTTCAAATAGACCCAAAGCAGATATTGACGATATAATGGCTTTCTTTGATAATAAAGGAGGAACAACTGCTTTTAGTTTTACCTATCCTGATACTAATGCTTCGGGATCGGAAAAAACAGTAAAAGTAGTTTGTGAGGATTATACCCAAAGTTACTCCTACGATGATTTTTATAGTTGCAATGCAACTTTTAGAAGAGTATACGAAGCATGACACAGATAGATAAAGAGATTCAAAGGCAGGACCCCGGCTCTGCCTTTATTGAGCTGTATGTGCTTGAATATAGCGCAGGCTCTTTTGCGTATTTCTTTGCAGGACTTGACGACGACTTAAACTCTATACAGTTCAGAGATGAGAATGGTACTGTAAGAACATATGAAGCTATACCCCTAGAAGCCGGAGAAATTAATATACAAAGTGATGGGTCTATGTCAAGACCAGAAGTAACCATAGGTAACATTGGAGATACACTTAGTAGCGCTGTAGGCGGATTAGACTATGAAGATCTTATTGGTCAAAGATTAACAAAAAGAGCAACCTTAGAAAAGTATTTAGTAGGTAATTCTGGGGACTCTACTCCTCCTGTTGAGTTTCCTAAAACTACATATATAATTGATAGGATTAAAGAAAAAACTATTTTATCTGTTACTTTTGAGCTTGCTGCACCTTTTGATGTAGCTGGCATAACTCTTCCTCGAAGACAAATTATTGGAGGAAGCTGTCCTTTTAGATATAGAGAGGCTTCTCCTTCCGTTACTGCAGCGGCTAGATGTGGTGGATGTAATTGGAATCAAAAATCTGGTTTTGCTGTAACGAGTGCTTCTTCTGCAGCAAGTAACACCGTATACATGAATCGTTATGATGAATATATAGTAAGAGATAATATTTCTTTTACTACATTTACAGCAGGCTCTACTACTGCATCTGCAGGAGGATACTATAAAACTGTAAGCAATGTCCCTCGTTTAAATGCAAATGGTACAGTTTCTAATGCAAATGCTAATAATTATTGGCAAGCTCTTAGTGGAACTAGCACTACTCCTTCTGATACTAGTTCTGCTTGGAGACGTGTACGAGTTTGGAGCAGTCATAGTTCTAGCTCAACTTATTATGCTTACTCAGACCCTAAAAGGAATGAGTATGTTGTAAAATCAAACGATCTTTTTCAAACATTAAAAACAAGAGTAAATCCAGCTAGCAGTGAAGTTAAAGAGGGAGTAAATTGGACGGAAGGAGATATCTGTGGAAAGAAAATAAAATCTTGTAGACTAAGATTTCATTCTTTACCGCATCCAACTGTTACTGGAGGAGTAGCGATAGAAACAGATAAAAAAGTAACTTTACCTTTTGGGGGCTTTCCAAATGTTAGACAGCGAAGATAAAGCAATAATTAATGATTTATTTGAGGACTACCCAGAAGAAGCCTGTGGATTATTAATAAATAAACGAGGAAAGATT